CCCCCCCCCCCTCTCTATTCCTGTTACTCTCATTCTCTATGATTCTCTCTCACGCGCGTGCGTATGTGCGTGTGCGTGTGTGCATGAGTGTGAATACTCAAGACCCAAGAAACCCCTGAATCTTCAAATTCTCATTCTTTGGTGGGTAGATTCAACGCAAAGGACATTACAAAGGGGTAAGGTGCTCCTGAGTATCCTGCGTTCAATAGAGACACCTTTTTGTGCAAATATGAAGAAACTGTGTTCTGTCTCTCATTACCTTTTTCACATTCAGGAAATCGAACCCTGGAAACCCATCTCAGAAACCCGAATTTTACATAATGTACGTTAAGCGACATAAGGAATGTAGTAATATCAGACAGTTAACTGTTTCAGGGGATTATGGGTTGAATTAGTGACTACAGGTAATGTGTGGTGAATTGTACAGGTACTTGTACGTGTTGGCTAAATCTGACCAGTGTGTAACTTGGTTACACATACGTACTCTGATTACGTATTGGCTAACTTTAGCCAATTGGCTAATTCTGACCAGTCTACTTTGACTATTACTTTTAACCTCCCAATACTCTGTTACTTTTTCACTTCCTTTCTCACTTTCTCCCCTTAATATCCTGGCAAACTGTTGGAGATTCTTAACCAATGCCAAAAATACTTGCTTACTGTAGCAATTTCCTTTTAACGTACTGTTATTGTTATTATTTCCTGTCACTCTCTTGTGTTTGGCATGACTTGTGCAGGAGTTAATTGACAAAAGACAAACACAATCTCAGGAGGTAAGGATAATGAAACAATTCACGATTAGAGAGATTGTAACATTGCCGGAAGAGGAGGTAAACCATGACTGAAGTAACCACTGAGCTGCGATACAAAATGCTTGAAAAGCAGATATATGAAGAAGGCTTTGAGAGAGGCTATAATATAGCCTCCTGGCAGGACTTACCCGAAATTGGAACAGAGATACCACGCTTTATGGTAGACGGTTTCTCCGGAATCATTGAGAACGTGGAGGACGCCCAGGAAGTATTCATATCCATCTGCTATAGTGCAGAAGTTAGTAACCGACAGTTTTCTCCATTTGAGTTCTTTTGCCATGAACTCAAAGCCTTGGATGAAGTAGCCTCTTTTGACGTTTGGGGAGTGTTTGAAGATGGTATAACCGATGGTTTCTATGCCAACTGGGATTCCCGGAAAGATTACTATGACAAGTAAGACAGCAGTTGCCAGGCGGATAGATTCTCCATGGTGGCAATTGTTTAGCCTGGATCAGGACATGGATAAGTTCTCCGCTCCTGATTCGGGCATTTTATGAGGGGGTACAAAGATGATCGTTGATAATTCCCAAGACATAATTGATAGCAGAGACATTATTGCCCGTATTGTGGAACTCCACGAACGCGCAGAAGATGATCTACTTGAACCCGAAGAACAGGAAGAACTGGACATTTTGACATCCCTTGCAGAACAAGCAGACCGCTCCCCTGACTGGGAGTATGGAGAAACCTTAATCAGGGATAGCTACTTTAAACAGTATGCCCAGGAACTCGCTGAAGACATAGGAGCAGTACAAGATATCTCCAATTGGCCGTTGTACTGCATTGACTGGGAATGGGCCGCCCAGGACCTGAAAGCAGACTACTTTTGTGTAGACTTTGACGGTGTAGATTACTGGTTTCGCAACTAAAACTCTAAACGTCCTGAGCATGACAATAAACTGCTCGAAAGGGGGTTTTATGTCACATTTTTATGGCACTTTACAAGGAAACCGAGGCCAGGCTACCAGGTGTGGAACCAAGGAATCTGGTTTGATCGTAACCGCCGCCGGCTGGGAAGGTGCAATTAGAGTCTATCTTCAGTATGACGAAAAAGCAGACCGGGACAAGTACATTGTAGATTTGATTCCATGGCAAGGCAAAGGTGAATTCAAAACTCTTTGTTTAGGCGAACTATGAAGCCCGGGATTGAAGACATTATAAAGCAACTGGAAGCATGTGAGAGAATCAATGCTTACTTGAACATGCTTCCGGAGGCGTCACCGGAAATCAAGCAACGCCTGAGAGAAGAAACCCTAAAAATGGAGGATAAAAAATGCTTATCACGAGAGAGAAACTGGCTTTAGCAAAATACGCCCCAAAAAACCATAACTGCAAGGCTGTAAGACGCCTATACTTGAAAGGTGACCAGGCCATTGTCACAGATGGCAATATTCTAATTGCCGTGAAGGATACAGAGGAGGTACGCCTCCCCGATTCCGATTATCCTGACATAGGGGTTAAGGACGGTTACACACCGGACGATCTTATCACTCCAGCCACAGCAGAGAAGGTACTCAGGAATATGCCCAAGAAAGAGGCTCTCCCTGTATTGGAGCGCGCTATCATGGACAAGGAAGAAGAAACCCTTAAATTCGGCTGCACCGATCTGGATACTTCAGTCATTATCTCACAGAGAAACATAGACGAATGCTTCCCTGACTTGGAGAAAGAGATAAATCAAGAAGGGGAAGAGATAATCGTTCTTGATGTAGCCTTGATGGAAAAAGCCATCAAAGCCCTAAAGGAATTTAAGCCTGTCCGGGGCAGAGTATCCCTGCACAAGTTTAGGTCAGGAGAAAATGAAGCCGCTGGGATAACCTTCAGGTGCAAAAACGATCCCGGGGCGTCTATGACAGTCTTGGTTATGGGAATAGTGAAAGTATAATGTTTTGTGCCCCCCGGAAATGCAAAATGTCTGAAAAAGCTTGTGAGTGTAATCAAAGGATTGCACTCACAGCAATCTCTAAGCTTTTGAACTTCAGGACTGTAACAGAACTGGAGTTTGACAGAGTTTTAGCTTTTGGAAATTGTCCCAAAGGGGACAGAGAACTTTCCAGACAGGCAATTCAGGAATATTTCCGAAAACTGCTTGAGCCGGAATTTGATTCCGGAGACAATTTTTATTGACAAGTACGCAAGAAAATGTTATAACAGACAATCATGGAGGGAACGATGCAGACAGAAATTGACAAAGCAATCCGAATGAGAGCCCGGGCCAAGGCCCTGGAAGATGAAGCCGCAAACCTGAAAGAGGGGGCGAACGACATCCTTACGGCATTGATGCCTGTTTTGGGCCTCAAGACAAGCACCCTGGAAGGTGTGGGAACCGTCACCCGAAGTATCAGCAAGGGGAGTTCCATTAACAGGCTCAAGCTTATTGAAAATCTCCTGGACTTGAATCTGGACCCGGACGTTATCACTGACACCATCCAAAAATCAAGCTCGGACTGGGAGAAAGAGGTAATCAAGTTTGTAAGGGCGAAGGTATGATTCAGCAACTGGTAGTGGACTACAAAATCACGTTCAATTCAGAGCATGGCAGGCATGTTCTTGCAGACTTAGAAGAGTTCGCAGGTTACAATAAGCCCTGCTTCTCCAAAGGGTTTCCGGACGAGACAGCCTTCATGTTGGGGCAGCGGAATATTATTCTCAGGATCAAAAGAATCCTGGCAGAAAGGGAGGCCTAAAGATGGGGAGACTTTGTACTCTATATCGTGTGGCAAAAAGGTTCAAAGATTGCTCTGACAGATACTATGACATAGGAAGCCGAAGGACCTTGGAGGGACGGAAGGCATGGAAAGACCTCGTCAGGGCCGAACAAGTGTTGTTTCAGGTTATAGAGGACATGGAAAACGAACAAGCTTCCGGGTAAAGGGGGAAAACATGAAAATTGTAGCAACAACTGGGGATGGTTACTTAATTGAGGCAACACAGAAAGAAGTCGAAGAGATTCTGAGTGCAGTGACTGGTATAAAATATGATCAAATATGTATTGGCCAGAAGATTGCAGCGGTTGATTATGCAGATACAATCAAACGTGTTAAGGCTCTGTCAGAAAGTCCCAAATTTAAGAATCTGCTCCAAGAAGTTTGGCTTTTCAATGAATACGTGGAAAAACTGAAGAAGGCTGTAGAAAATGTAAAAGAGGTTGAATCATGAAAAGAATGTTATTATCAACATTGACTTGGATATGGCGTTTCAAAAAGATGCTTATTCTTTACATTTTGATGAGTTTGTCTATTATCTGGTCTTGCTCTAAGCCTCCTCCTTCTACTCTGGAAGAGTTTATGTTGGCCTTCCTTGAGGGCATGCCACAAGACCAGGTATTGGCCTTCCTTGAAGATATGCCGCAAGATCAGGGCCAGTGGAGCCAGTACCAGATGGAACTCAACGACCGCCTGTATCAGTACCAGAGAGAAGAATCTGCTCGACAGGCCCAAGAGTATCGGGAACTGTTAAGAAACCAGCAACCGGAAAGTTGCCGTCAGGGAGGGAGCTATGGACACGAGGGAGAGCCGCGCTTCTATGAAAACTATTAGCAGCCTGCAACAGCTACTTGGGGCTATTATGGTAGTGGGAGTGATTATTGCCCTGCCCTTAGCCGGTGTTGGATTTATTGCCCTGGGAATCTCAAAATGTATAAGGGGGTTACTGTGTCTGGTTACCGGGAATACGTGGAGATAGGTGTGAAGGTTATTCACGAAACTGAGATGACCGTCTTATTAGACAACGGGGACACAGAGCTTTGGGTCCCAAAAAGCTGTATCCGAGACGGTTATGACGTTGATTACGAAGGAGACATGGACCTGGACATAGCACTTTGGTTCGCAGAAAGGGAAGAATGGGTATGAAAAAGATGTCAAACAAAGAGTTAGCCAGGAAAACAGGGTTCTCAGAACCCCATATTTCCAGGGTACTCTTAGGCAAAACAACACCATCCGTTGACTGCCTCACGAAGATGGCAATAGCGTTGGATGATACTGTTGATGCAGTATTGAGACACATTGTCTTAAAGAGTGCAGGGGTAAAAAAGTGATCTTCGGATTACCTCCGAAATTTTCAGTTTGGCGGGAAGGCCAACAGGAAGAGTGCATTCACATTATAGGCCCCGGACCCCGTTTCCGGCTCCTGGCTGCCCCCACTGGATTTGGTAAGTCTGTTGTTTATGTTGCAGCGGCAGCGCTTTCCGGCAGGACAGCTATTTTGACCTCCACAAAGGGGTTACAATCTCAGTTAAAGCGAGATTTTGGTGGAGTAGACATTCGGGGCCGTAACAATTATCCTTGCAGGCTCAACACACACCTCACATGCGATCAAGGGCTCTGTTTATTTGGCGTCAGGTGCCCTATGAGAGAGGAGGGCGGTTGCCTCTACCTTGACCAATTGAAACGGGCAAGGCATTCCAAACTTGTGATCACGAATTACAGTTACTGGCTGGCACAACATGAATACTCTGAGGGATTAGGGGACTTTGACTTCCTTGTACTGGATGAGGCCCATGAAATCCCCAAGCATATCCTGGATCACATGGCAGTAACTATCAAACCTCCTCGTAAGCCTCCCCAAACATTAGCAGGCTGGCGGGAATGGGCCGAAGGTGAGAAGTTTGCGGTGGAGCAACACATAAAGAAGGCAAAGGAAGCCCGGAAAGAGAAAACTTTTGCTATTCTACGTGCCAGGCTCACAAAAATATCCAGGCTGGCGGAGATGTCTGAAGACTGGAAATGGGAGGCATCCCCGGAAAAAATTTTCTTTTCTCCGGTTTGGCCTGCTCCCTATGCAGGCAGGTTATTCCTGAGTATTCCAAAGGTGCTCCTGACATCCGCAACACTGGTCCCAAAGACAGCAGACTTGCTGGGTATTCAGGATTATGTTTATCGAACGGTACAGTCCTCATTTCCAGTAGCAAATCGCAGGTTCATTCACTTGCCGACTGTAAGAATAAATTTCAGGTCCACTGAAGCCGAAGAACACGTGTGGATTCGGAAAGTGGATCAGATAATCAACAAAAGGAAAGGGAAGGGGATCATCCACACGGTGTCATATGCCCGGCGGGATCTTCTCCTGAAGTTCTCAAAACACAAAAAATTGATGTTAACCCATAACAGTAAGAACACAGAGGAGGTGGTGCAAAAGTTTAAGAAAGCAAAGAAGGGGATTTTGATATCCCCGTCCATGGCAACCGGCTGGGATTTTCCAGGTGACCAATGCCGGTGGCAGATAATTGTCAAGCTCCCTTATCCGGACATGCGGGGCGTCATTGCTCAGACCAGGAATAAGCAGGACCCGAGATTTGCTTCCTATCTGACGGCACAGCAATTGGTTCAAACCGTCGGCAGGGGAACACGATCAAAGGATGATTGGTGCGAGACATTTATCCTGGACAACAACATTGTTTGGTTCATGAACCGCAACAGGGACCTGGTACCAGAGTGGTTCTTGGAAAGTTATTCAATTAAAAATCTAATACCAAAGGAGAAAACAACATGATTAGCTTAAATCCGGAAACATTCGTTGAGGGTGGTGGCCTTATTGATGACGCCAAAGTCACCTTTGACGAATGTAGTTTTGAAATGTTCGACTATGGAGGAAAGATTGTCCCAGGTGTTCCCACTCTCAAAGTCTCCATGACCACGGAAGATGGGGACGAGGTAACCCAGAATTATTCCGTAGGAAGCCCGAAAGACTGGGCACCTTCCGAGGATGGTAAAGGGTTAGTTGCTGTAGGAAAGGCAACGGCCCTCCGGCTGTCCTCCAATTGCGGTATCTTTCTCCAGAATCTTGTCGATGTGGGATTCCCCGCGGACAAACTGGGTGAAGATATCAGCATCCTTAAAGGACTGGTGGCCCACGTGATCCAGATTCCGGCCCCAAAACGTGCCGGCCTCAAAAAGAAGGAAGGCGACTTTGAGAAAACAATTCTCGTAGTAGACGAGATCATTAAGCTGCCCTGGGAGAAGAAGTCAAAGAAAACGACGAAGGCCAAAGCCAAGGCAAAGACCTCCACCAAGACAGAGGAGGCCGAAGGTGATAGTGACCTGAATGCAAAGGCCATCGAACACATTACAAAGCTCTTGGCCGAAGGTGATGGAACACTTGCAAAGAAAGACCTTCCAGCGAAGTTGTTCACAACCTTGAAGACTGACCCAGATCGTAATGCTATTATCAAGATTGCATTTGACGATGAATTTCTGGAAGCGGGTCCCTGGACCTATAACTCTGGAGAAGGGACGCTGACTTTGTAATATAAGTCCATTCACATATTTATTATAATCCGGATGCTTTTGCTATAAGCATTCGGATTATAATAATTGGATTATTGAGAGGCCAAAAACATGAAAAGAGAAACTACAACTGATGGTGTATGCGCTGCCATAGTACAATACTTATGGCAACAGGGATATGACCACGAACGATCTTGGAAGTTTGCTTGTGAAATAGGGAGGCTTATTCAAGACTTTGAGGAGAAGCAGGCTGCCTTTAATGATTTGCATATCGAAAAAATTTCTGACGCTGGGGAAGTAAAAATTGCAAGAAAAGAAAACGAAACAAATGCGCTGCTTAAAAAGGGTTGGTCACTTTTGGATATCGGAACATCATATATGGATGGTGTAGATATGAAGAGAATATATTTTGTCCTTGCAAAGAAGCGGAGATAGGATATGCAAGTACAGACAAGCATTGTAAATTGGCCGAAAACAATGTTTGAGGATGCCGAACCTCGTGCTGAGGGTCTTCACCTCTCAATCATTATTGACTCCCTCCTGGACAGGGCAGGACTCGGCTACAAGGGCAAGGGTTTCACGGATATGCAACTCACGGCTGAAATAGGTCTCCTGTGGGAAAATGTCCTGTCCAAGGTTATGAGAGACAAGTATGCCACCAGGCCCCCCCAGATTTGTGAAGATGGAATCTGGATGTCACCTGATGGCATTGGCCCGGACCCTGAAGGTGAGGTCCCTCTAATTGTTGAAGAATACAAAGCGACCTGGAAAGCAGTCAAAAACTCTCTGGCAGAGGATTTCCGGTACATGACCCAGGTGAAAGCTTATTGTCGTGCTGTTGGTACTACTGTAGCGATCATGCGGGTATTCTATGTCATGGGAGATTACAGAGGCTCCGGCCCATTGTATAAGGTTGCCAGGTTCACTTTCAGTGAGGCCGAATTGAAAGCAAATTGGGATATGATTCTGAAAGAGAAGGCAAGGATGGAGAAAGGTGATAGAAAAGGTTAAAGTAAAAACCGATACAGGCCTCGATAATTGCAGTATCAAACTTATCCAGCAGATTGAAGATGATCTTGATGAAGCTATGATAAAAAATGGCTTCACCAGGACAACAACAAGTAAGGAGGGCAACATTCTCGAATTTAATTACCACCGGTTTGGAGTTTGTTTTTAAACACTCAGTAGGAGGCAGAATGAAAATCCCACAAGGTTTTGTAGATGCGAAAACGATATCAATACAACAACGCCTTATCATGTCCATTTCCGGTCTTGAGAAACAGGGTAAGACCCATTTCTCCCTTACTGCCCCGGACCCAATTGCTGTTTTCTCCACGGACATCGGAGAAGAGGGTGTAGTTCAGAAGTTCAGGGACAAGGACATAGCAATTATGTACCTCAGCAAGTTTGATGAAGAGGATTCAGATAAGGCTCCTGAAGAGTTCAGTAAATTCCGTACCGCCTACCTCAGATTGCTCCGGGGAAAGGATGTCAAAACAATTGTCTTTGACACTGCTACTGAAATCTGGGAGCTGCTCCGCCTTGCAAGATTCGGCAAGCTCACCCAAGTCATGCCATACCAGTATGGTCCGGTGAATAATGAGTTCCGCTCCCTGCTCAGAGAGGCTTACAGCTATGACAAGAACCTAATCCTGCTCCACAAGATGCGCCCAGTCTACATCAATGACAAAAGGGTAGACAGGTTTGAAAGGTCTGGATTCGGTGACACGGGTTACCTCGTGCAGGTCAATGCTGTTAGCAACTATGAGGATGAAGAATTTATGCTCACAATAGAGGACTGCCGGCACAAGCCTGAACTTACTGGGGAAATTCTGGAAGGCCCGCTCTGTAACTTTGAGATACTTAAATCTCTTGTGTTGTCATGATTCTGGTAGATGACCGCATTGGAAGTGTTGAGCTGGCCCCCTTGTTATCTATCCCCAACAGCGTCTGCCGTTTGGAGTTTGGGGATTTTGCCTGGTCAGGCCACGGACCTGAAGGACAAGTCTCTATCGGGGTTGAGAGGAAACGGATTTCAGATTTCCTGTCCTCTATGACAACAGGGCGCCTCTCAGGCCACCAGCTAATAGGGCTTTCCGCTAACTTTGATTTCGTGTATCTCATAGTAGAGGGAGTTTGGCGTCCCGAAAGGGGAACAGGTATTCTCCAGGTTCCCTGCGGAAAGGGTTGGCAAGCTGCTCAACAAGGCTCCAGGCGTTTCATGGTCCGGGATATCTACAATTTCATTAACACTCTTCAGGTAATCTGCGGTGTGCATGTTGTGACAACTTATAATGACCTTGAGACCGTTAAGTGGTTGGAATCCTGTTATAGCTGGTGGCAGAAAAAGTGGGAGGCACACAAATCTCATCTCCAATTCCGTGACAGTGACCATGCTCATTTGGTAAGACCAAGTCTTGTTGCCCGAATTGCAAATCAGTTTCCGGGGATTGGTTTGGGTAGAGCCAGACACCTGGCAGAGAAGTTCAAATCCCCGATAGAATTGGTTTTGGCTACCAAAGAAGAGTTGGAAAAGGTTGAGGGAATTGGCAAAACTTTGGCAAAGAATATAGTGAGGCAGATCAATGGATAGAAGAGAAACAAATTTTGATAGGCTGGAAAGGGCAATCTTCAGTATAGATACCGAAGCCGGACACAGGTTCAGGTATCACAGAAGGCAAGAGGATGTGGCTTCCCTGGATGGAATATCAGAGAGGCTTCCAGCAGATATACTTTCGGGGGCTTTTATCCGGGAATTAACACCAGAAGGACATGCTTTTTGGTCATATATCTACCACACTTTAATTGAGAAGGAAGCATGACCTGTAACCTCTGCCCCGAATTGGTAGCCTCCCGGAAGAAGATCGTAAACGGAGAACTCTTTGGGGATGCCTTACCCTCTATTGTTCTAATCGGGGAGGCCCCCGGAGTTCAAGAAAACTTAACCGGACGGCCCTTTGTGGGGGTTAGTGGGGATGAGTTACGACATGCTTTGAGGATGAATGGTCTTCCCCGGTTTGGGGTTTACATTACTAATGTGTGCCTGTGCCACCCACCAGGGAACCGTGACCCCAAAACGCAGGAAATCAAGAACTGTGTTGAGGCTCACCTTATCCCCAAACTCCAGGAGGTACAACCTCAGTGGGTTATCACTGTCGGGAAAATAGCTGGTCAGGTATTAGCAGGTCCCAAGTTCAGTATAGAGTTAGAGCATGGGATTCCCCGCCCGGCATTTTTCCAGGGGCTGAGTTTCATTCACATTCCGGTTTATCACCCAGCAGCAGGATTACATGACCCAAGTAAGATGATCCTGTTTTTGGGTGATATGACTACAGCAGGGAATGTGGTCAAAGGGAAAGTTAGCCCTTATCCGGTAGTGGATGAGTTTGCCGGAAAGGAAAAATATGAGGAGGCCTTATGATAAAGTACATAGTAAGACCAGGATACATAACATCAAGAACTGATGGAGACCAACACTATATATCTGCCTCAAGACTTATGCAGTTACATGGCATTCAACCAAGTGAGTGCATAATATTTCGTGGCCCTGAAGATCATCATAAGCTTAAAGGAGCCGATAAGAACTTAATCAACGTCTTTCCAAGAGCAGATGGCAAGTATAAAGTTTACTGAGATGAGAAAGGGGGTATGATAGATGTTGGAAATGAAGTATTTCGTTTTAAAACCAAGAGCCAAAGATAGGTATGATATGTTTGCACGTGCCTCACAAGATGCAATGATTGCTTACAGTGAACGAATAAGGACAACTGATCCTCTGTTTGCAGATCAATTGCTTACGTGGGCTGCAAAAGAAAAGGCCAGACAAGACAAATTGAGGTGAAAAGGATGAAAATGTATAACCTTGAGACATTTGATGATGTGTGCTGCAGCTGCACCCTATACAGGTTCTACAGCCTGTATAATGGCATACGGGGGGCTTGGACCACCAAGGAGAAGGCCATTGAGGAAGGGGAATGCCACCAGAAGGTAGTATTAGCATTGGCTGATGAGAAAGAGACGGACTACGGGAAACCACGTAAAGGGTACACAAAAGCTTACGAAACAGAAAAGGGGTGGAGGGAAGAGAAAAGGAGTTGCCTCATCCACGGGTTCTTTGATTGGTCTGATAGAGACGAGGCAGGCCCAGTAGCAGTTATAGAGTTTGATGACGGAACTGTTCAAGTAGTAGGTGCCGAAAATATCGTTTTTGCGGAAAAGTCATGAAAGATGGTCTATACAGAATTGAAAGACATTATCTTTGCGCAGGTTTTGTTATCAAAAACAACGGAGTTGTTGCCTGTGCACCAACCCTAAAAAAGAAAATAAATTACTGGAAAACAGTTGCTACATGGGTTTGTTTATAAGGGATTGCATGAGCTGTCTCTTGGTAATAGAACGATGTTGATAGCCGTTGATACTGAGTGGGCCAGAGACAAACCTTTCTGCCTCTCTTTCTCCTCTCAGCCTGGAACTGCAACTGTTATCAGGGCAGACCAAGTCCAGGCCCTGACTGCTTTCAATGAGCAACTCCAGGAGCCGGAAACTCTTACAGTTCTCCATAATGCCCTCTATGATCTTCCTGTTCTGGCTCAGATGGGTGTCTATCCTGCCAAGATAGCAGACACAATGGTAATGGCTTACCTCCTCCAGGATGAGCCCCAAGCTCTCAAACAACTTGCCTACCGCCATTGCGGTATGATTATGACTGACTACAAGGATATGGTTGAGGCTAAAACAGAAGAGCTTGCCCTGGACTATCTCTTGCAAATTGTCTCTCAGCCTTGGCCCAAGCCTGCTCCAGTTTTGGAATGGGCAAAAGGTGAACCCAAAGTCCGGCAACCCCAGAACATTCAGAGGAAAGCCCTGAGAATTTTGAAGGCCGGAAAAGACTTTGCTCTCAAGTGGAAAACAATTAGTGAGGGCAAAGAGATTGTGGAAGAACGTCTCGGTCCTCTTCGTGCCGGAGAGCTATGTGACATCCCTCACGAGGACGCCGTATTTTACGCTGCACGGGACGCAGACGCCACAATACGTATCTACCCCATCCTGTGGGAGAGGATTCAATCCCAGGGCCTTGAGGGCACTTTCTGGCGAGATATGAGAATGCTTCCCATGGTCATAAACATGATGAAGAACGGGATATTGATTGACCAAGAAAAGTTTGCCGAACTCTCTCAATATTTCCAGACAAAGATGGATCAGATTCAGGGAAGGATTCAACTTCAGGTTGGGAAGTTGCTGGATAACAAGGTTGTCAATCCCGGGAGTTCCCAACAAATGGCAACCCTGATCTATGACAAACTGGAGTTGCACCTCAAAGGGGGAAAGCATAAGGCCAAAAAGGGTGGAAAGCAGAAGTCCACAGCAGCAGAAGTGCTCAAGAGATATGTGGGCCTACATCCGGTTGTCAAAGATATCATGGATTGGCGGGGATACCAGAAACTGAAATCCACATATGCCGACGCCATCCCGAAACTTGTTAAGGAAGATGGAAGGATTCACACCCACTTGAAAGTCACCCGGACTTCTACCGGCCGCCTGAGTTCGGCTTCCCCAAATCTGATGGCTCAGCCTGTCCGGTCCGAAGAGGGGAGACGAATCCGGGATTGCTTTATTGCTGCTCCCGGATATGTCTTGGTTTCCGGAGACTACTCCGCAATAGAGATGAAGGTTGTAGCGAGTGAGAGCGCAGATGGGAGAATGTTAGAGATATTCTGGTCCGGAGGAGATATCCACACTCAGACTGCCAGTGATATGTTTGGGATTCCAACAGACAAGGTAGATGCCAAAAAGCATAGGTATCCTGCCAAGCGGGTGGGCTTTGGCATTCTTTACATGATCACGGCTGAGGGCCTACAAAGAGAGCTTGCCGCTGATGGTGTGGACTGGACTCTTCAGGAATGTGAAGATAAGATCAAGGCCTGGTTCCGAATCTACTCCGGGGTAGCAGACTACATGAAACGGAATGGTGAATTTGCTAAACGCTACGGGTACGTCAAAGATATGTGGGGGCGCCGCAGATATGTTCCTGGGATACGATCAACAAACAAGTGGATACGGATGGAGGCTGAGCGTCAGGCTGGAAATGCCCCAATACAGATGGGGGCTCAGGGTATTATTAAAGAGGCAATGGGGAGGCTTGTGCCTGTTTATCCGGATTTGGGAATCAAACCGCTTTTACAAATCCATGACGAAATTCTTTGGGAAATGCCGGAAGAGATGGTGAGTGTTGCCCTGCCGATTATTGAAGAGATAATGTGCGCCTCTGTTCCCTCCACATTCTTGGCCCCTGTTGCGGTAGATTTTGAGATAGGTAAGCGTTGGGGCAGCATGAAAGATTACTGAGTAGCAGCCTTCTCAATCCAGATTTTCTTTCCCTTTTCCCCCCGCCACAAGTTCCTTTTCTCTCTTGTTTCAGGTAACTCAGAAGCATCCATATCCTCAAAAGGAAGCTCCTGTGGGTTGGCCTTGACAAAAACTCTGCTTAACCACTCCTCTTCTGTCTCTTTGGACCTTCTTGAGGCGGGTACAGGGTAAATGATACTAACTGTCTTATCCGGATTATATAAGACTCTGACCTTCATTACTGTGCTCCTATCGCCATCACATTGATTCGATTGTAGTCATGACTGTTAATGTCGTTCCCAGTATCTTGTTTGGTCCTTATACGAAGGCTTCCGGCAGCACAAGCCTGGATGAATACTTGGGCGGCCCTCTGATCCCCACTTTCATCTCCTGTCATTCCTGTAGCACAATAGTTAGCGTTTGCAAAGTCAGTATCCCAGGTAACCGTGTAGTCACCTGTTCCATTGTCTGTTATAGATGCCACGTTAAAACTACTGAGGATTGCGATGGTGCCTGTGCCATTGAAGGATATCCAGGCTTTTATGATAGCATTTGCACTCGCAAAATTTCCGGGCATGGCCTGTTGCGCTCCGGTCCCCAATGTCCTTAGACCGGCAGTTTCAGCAGCAGGATCAGTCGGGCAACCCAAAGTGGTGCGGGCGGCAGCAGCATTGGCATCATCCAGAAGAGTCCTGATGAATGCCGAGATGGTTGTGTTAGCAGGCAGGGCAAAGGTTAGCAAGTCCGTGTCTATTCCCAGGGTCGTGAGGAAAGTGGCAGCATCTTCATCATCCAGGAGGGTTTTGACGAAAGCGGAAAATCCCAGGGTTGTAAGGAAAGCGGAGGCCGTAGCATCATCCAGGAGTGTCTTGACAAAATCCGACACAGCCAAAGTGTCTGGGTCTGCCGTGGAGGCCCATTGGAGGGTTTCCCCATCAGGGGAGTATAACCATTTGCCGGTTTCGGGATCAGGAAGTTCCAGGCCTGAGAGTGCCGAAGATATTTTCAGGAGAATTGACCTGTTGGAGGCCACAACAAGTTGCTGGATCATTTTGACTGCACGATCCACCATGGTCTCAACAGCCTCAGAGGAGTAAGAGCCCCCATAGATCAGGTCAGTCGGCTGATCAAAGTCCATGTCCAGGGTAATTGTGATCGTATATCCGGACGGCCAAGTAGCAACAGTTGTTATCTTACCTCCATCGCTCAGGTTTCCGGAAACAGTGTAGTCAGTTGTTAAGGCCAAGACTGTCTCATTTCCGGCAGAATCTGCAACAACAACTTTGAGGTCAGTCTTCTTGAAGACCTTAAAATTGAATGAGAACTCTGTTTGTTCGCCGTCACAATCATAAGTGACTTTATTGGTTTCTGCGGATACTGTCACCGTCCTTCTCCGTAAGAGTAGTGGTTTCCATCACCCCAGCGGCCACCCCAGGAACCTCCTATAGATTCCCAGAATTTGCCAAAGGGATAATGGTCTGCGGTTCGTGTCAGGTACTTTCCATCTTTGAACAAGTTGAGATCAATGGCAAGCCTTCTGTAATGAAAGCTTCTTTCACTGTGCCCGGTTCTGGCATAAGCGTCACCCAGTGTGACCTCATAGCCTTTCTCATAAATGTAGAGAATCAGCAAGCCCACTTTCCTGGCAAACTCAGATTGTCTTTCTCTCAAACTCATTTTTTCTCTTCTTCCCGAATCATTCTGAGAAGCTCCTTTGTCTCTTCAGCTTTCTCTTTCTGTTTTAACTCCAATTCTTTCTTTATCTGTTTCAAGGTTTTTTTGTCCAGGGTCTTGATAACTTCCCTGATATCCTCAAAAGATAGGTTGTCCTTAGAGATTCCCTTACTTACTGCTCTACCGAAAGCTATGCTCTTCCGTTTCAGGAATGCTTCCCAAACTTCCCTGATGTCCAGGGTTTTCTTGTCAATGCCCATGAAATTGAGTACCTTTTCAATGCTCTCAATCGGGTACTTGTATTCTCCGGTAACGGGGTCCATAATCGGGTCCGGATTAAAGATTGTTCCGGTATCAAACTGTTTGGCTGGAACCAAGAGTTGCTTAGCCATCTCATACTGAGGAAGCTGACTAAGTATGTGGTCCCACAGTGGGGGCCGGACTTTGGTGAAGTCCCTATAAGTAACTTTTCCGTCTGCATTTACAACAATTCCCTCTTCCCCGCTCCTAAACTCCCTATCCCCAAAAACTGCTTTGCCTGTAATCTGTTCCATCGGGATCGTGAAGACAGGAGAAAACATTGGAAGGACGTCCAGGTTGACAACATCCTCAATAGTAGCAAAAGGGTTCAGGCCACGAGTGTTAAAGAATGTTGCTTTTTCTTTTCCGATTTCCCCAACCGGCCACAGATTGTCAAATCTCTGGGGAATCCCGTTCTCCTCAATCTCCCGAATCATAAAGGGGAAGTAGAGCATGAAGGCTTTTTCTCTCTGGTTTTCCGAAAGTGCTCCCAGGCCCCTGCCCCCGACTGTCAGAAAGGGGTGCTCAGCAGGAAGCTTGGCTGCATACTTGATCATGAACTTGTACCAGTTGTAGAAGGGTAGGAACCTTTTAATGTACTTCCTCTCCCAGGAGCTGGTAAGGTTGAACACCGGCAATTTCGTTTTGATCTCATCAATAATAGGCCCAAACAATTTGGGGTCAGCTTTGATGAGCCTGAGCTTGTTCATTATATTGACTTCAGTTCGGGGAAGCCCCTCCGCTTTCAACAATTCTTTGGCAAGGGGACGGGCTTTAGCAATGTAGAGAGCCCTGACAAAAAGTTGTTCGCCGGCGGTGTTAACAGTGTACCCTTTATCTTTCACCTTGGCGATATTCCTGACAACCTTCGTGTTCTCTAACTCTGCTACCAGTCTTCCAAAGGTTGTCTCAACTGTCTTCCCCAACTTAGGATTGTACTTCATGATATTGGCAAAGGAGGCCTTGAGGAGTTCATCAGGAATAACGTCCCTGTAAATATCTCTGAAAGCCCTGGAGTATGAGAGAGGGCCAACCCCTTCTGCGGTATTGAATATGATATCCCCCATGATATTGTTTTTCAGCCAGCGGGGGCTGCCTGCAAGAACTGCATCCTTCCAGACCTGGGTAGGCTTATCCACAATCAGCCTGACAACATTTTGAGCTTTCTGGGAACCTGCAAAAGGGGTAGCAAAAGATTCCAATTCCTTTACTGCCTCTTTGGGGACAAGGTAAACAGTCTGATTCTTTGCTACGCCAACATATTCCCTTTGCACCCCCTGAAAGAGTTTGAGTATATCTTCCGGCGAAGTTCCCGTGCGTTTTGTGACAACCTTCTCTTTCACAATCTTTATTACAGTCTCCGGGGCCTCGCCTGCCTTCACCCTTGAAAGCATCTGTTCTGCCTCACCTATTGAAAAACCCCTGGCTTCCAGGGCGTCCTTTACACGTTGCTCTATTAATTTCCCCGCTTTGGAAAGTTCTGCTCCTCCTTTTGTTGTGGAAACACTCTCGGTAACAGTCTCGTTAAGCACTTCCCCGATTGCTTCATCAAAGGTCATGTTCCCCATGCGCTTGGAGACTTCCCGCTGGAAGTCAACCTTGCCTCTGTAGAATCGGAGATATCCGTCCGGGGCCACTATTTTGTGGTTAGGGTAAAGGGTGTCCCCCACCTTGAGGCCCCCCTCAACATAATCTATATCCCGAATGTTAACTTTGATCCCGAACTTGTCTGTGAAATCTTTAATGAAGGCTTCAGTGTTCTTGAACTTGACATACTCGCTGGCCCACTTAGGCAAAATTTCGGACAGGTTTTCAGAGTATCCTTCTACTCCTTTGGACTTTTTTAGCCAGGATGGCTTAAACCTTTGTCCGGTCGTTTCGGCAAAGTGGATACTCGTCTTATCCTCGTAAACTTTGGGGAAGTAGTGGTGAACGTAGACAGGTTTGAAATCCCCGAACTCCGCCATGACCTGATCTGTAGTCTGTCCCGTGGCCCTAACTAAAGGTTGATAAGCCCTGGCCTGAATAATCTCTGGGGTTAATTTGCCTCTCTCAATAAGGTCCCTTTGGACACCTTCATAGAAGTCTCTGTACCATCCCTCGAATGCTTTGAATTTGGCAGAGGGCTCAGTGAGGAGTTTCGCTCGTCCCTCCAGGTAAGGCACAATTATCTCACGCTCTTCTTTGGTCAAGGTATCCAGTTTCTCAAAAATCTCTTTGTGCATCAGGGAACGCTCTTCAAAATTGGCATCCTCATAAGCATTCCGCAGAGTATTGATGAGCTTCTTGGCCTTGTGTTCCGTCAGGGCTTTGCTTATCCCAGGGTATTTATCCAGGACGGAATCAAAGGATTCCTGGAATAGACACTTTGTGAGAGGGTCCTTTGAGTATGCCCTGGGAAAAGTGACAACCTTGGGGGTGCCTTCTTGTGTCATACCTACCTCATAGACGAGAGGGGTCCGTTTTGTGGATAAAACCTGATCCATGGCCTTTGCAACTTTATGCCCCTTGGGGACCACTTTACGAATCCCTTCGGCGGTCAGCCTTGTACCGGCAGCCGTTGCCCTATACATTGCGTTCCCGATAAGCATGGCATCAATCGGGTTATCCTGGATGAAAAACTTGATGGTGTCTCCTAATCCCTGCCGCTCTACCTTTTCCCAAAGATAGTCCATGTACTCTTGTGTGCCCTTAACGAGAGGTGTTTTTGCTGTTTCAGTGGGGAGCCTGCCGGCAAGCAAGGCCTGCCAATCTGTATAGATGGCCTTCCCCAGATCAGTAGCAGGCTTAATCTGCTCTCTGGTTCTCGGGAAAATGTTGGAGTAGTCTGTTGATTCAGGCTGGGAGGCGAACTCATTGACATCATCAATAAAGTTTTTACCGAATCTGCAAGCGAAAATAGCGGAACCCGCAAGCAGAGAACCTATTGAGGTAACTATCTCTTCCGTGTTCCTGGGGATGTTCCCAATCATTGTGCGAACTGAAAAGGGCTCATTGGCAATGTAGCCATATTGACGCTCCAGGGCCTCTTTACGCACCTCATCGACTATCAAAGGGGGAAGGGCCTCTACCGCTTTCCTCGCTTTAAGGCGGCCCCTTATTGTTGGAGTTTCGGGGGGAAGAGCTTGGATAGCAGCCTCCATCTCATTCTCTGACATATCGTCAGGAAATTTCAGTCTCTGGTTTCCGACTTTGACAATCATTTAACCCAACCCTTCCCGGGTACATACTCCAAGTCATAGTCCTTTGGGGGAGCTTTCTTCAGTAACATTTTGCCCATAGGGGAAGGCTTCAACCCCATCAACTCTAATGTCTTATCCACATACTCAGGGTCTTTATCAGAGGCTTCCCAATACTGTTCCAAGTAAGGCTGGGCCAGTTCATACATCCTGTCCCTGAGTTCCTTGCCTTTGAGGGGCTTTGCTGTTAACTCCGCCAGGATGTCTGTCATGGCCTTATTGTAGTAGACTGCTCCAAGAGGCTTGGCCCCGAAGCCCTTCAGTAATCCCTCAAACCCGAACTGGGCTTTCAAAGCAGCCTCAGTCTGCTTGAAGATGTCAGTGTTGCGGACACTCATGGTCTTGATCAAGGATTGGGCTGTTTTAACTCCAAGCCCCTCCCCAACAAGGTCCAGAATTTCAGTTGCGGACATTGGGGGTTGGTTAAGATCATTTTCCCGCAGTAAGACTTTTGCCAGCACCCTGGGATCTGTTTCAGTGTAAGGTTCTCTTTCACCTTTTTGGATAGCCTTAACCCGCTTCTCGATCAGGTCGTGGAAAAAGGCTTTGCTGCCACCTCCTGTTGGCTCCAGAATGGAGTTATCCACCTCAGAATGAGTTAGGGGATTGCTGGAATCATAAGCCCGGGTAATAAAATCATCCTGAACTTCGGTTATCTCTGCCTCCCTCACTTCTTTCTCTTGTGCTTCCCGAAATGCCATTTCACGGTCATAAGCAGCCACCAGCGAGCTTTTCTCACTTGGGGATAGGTGGGTAGCCTTAATAATTTTGAGGGCCTCTGCGTGGCTCTCAGAGGCCATAACGTCATTCCAGGCTTCCTGTATGTCTATTTTCTTGAGAGCTTGTGCTTTTGCCTTTTCTCCGGCGACAGGATCAAGATATCCGTTCTCGATTGCAGTATCCGTGGACTCCTCAATGAAATCTCTGTCTCCTCTTTTGGTAGCCATGGCAAGGTCTTCCCAGTACTGGCCTTCCATCTGTCTGATGAGACCTTTGCGGGCTGCCCTACCTATTTCAAATCTGGTTCCTATGAGTTCCCGTTCAGTGAAGTTGTCAAAGTCCTGGATATCCCCTTTGTAGTTTTTCTTGATCGTCCCGTACAGTTTCTTCTGGAATGCCTCAAAACGGGTTTCATAGGTATCATAGTCTGTGTCTCCCTCCAGGCCCAGGACAAAGTCATTGACTCCCTGTCTCCAGGAGTTCTGGGCACGCATGAGTTCGGATTTCCGGCGGGCTTCTGTTAAGCGTGCAGCAAAATAGGCTGAAGCTTGCTGTGCCTCCTGGGCAAAAGCAGAAGCAGCCCTGATCCCTTGTGTCATAGCTTCCGGGGAAACCCTGGGGAGAGGTGTTGCGGCTACAGATTCTTGACTGAAATATCTTGGTATCCTTGGCACAATTACCTTCCTCTTGGGGCATATAGGCCTGCGATACTGGAAGCGGCCCCCAAAAGGGACGTTCCTGCTCCATACCATCCTGCGGCTCTGGCTTGCTGGGCTCTCATCCTGTCAGTTTCGGCCTGGGAACGATAAGCTTGTTTTTGCATAAGCCCTCTATATTCAATGAGGAGGGCGTCCAGTTCTCCCTCTGCGGCTGTGTCTTCCATAACAAGGAGAGGGGACCCCTCAAAGGTTACTCCGGCTTTTCCATACACAGCTCGCTGCCTGCTCAGTAGTCTCTGTGTTTCCCGGCGTTTTCTTGCGGCTTCTGCTTCAGCAACAGCTTTGGCGGCTTTGGCATTACGCTCGGCAACCTGAGCATTGTATTTGTTCCAGGCAGCCTGGGATTTCCCCTGCTTAACTGAAGCATAAGCAGAAAACCCGGCAGCAGCAACTGTCATCGCTATCACTACTGGTGCTGCGACAGCCATTATTCTGTCCTCGCATAAAGAATTGCATCACACTTGTCAGGGTAATACATCCTCATGTATCCCTCTTCCTCAAATCCCAGCCTGTGGAGAAGTGTGTGGGCAAGGGGGAAATCTGTTCGGGCATGAGCCTGAATCCTGTGAAATTTTAAAACCTTTAACCTCTCAACTATTTCCCTGCAAACCCAAATTTCGTGTCCAACAATGCCTTTCCCCAAGAGGAGCCAGGCTTCCCCAACCCCTTTCCACATTTCACGTACGCCCCCGCAGGCAACTACAACATTGTCACTGTTAAGAGCCGTCCAGGCCTCCGGACCTTCATTGGTCTTTGCCCATTCATCAAAGTCTTCACAACTTTGCAGATAGCCTTCCACTTCCCGGAGAAGGATTTGCCGGGCATGGCCTGCTTTGTAAGGTACCAGTCTCATAGCACATCCATAGTTTTTAGTTTTGGGAGAAGAGCCACAATTGTTGCCGGATAAGGCTCCTTTACCATCAAGGTGATATCTCCCTCGGTGCCAAAGCTTCCAGGATAGACACAGACTCTCTTGTCTCCGGTAAAAGCCGGAATCGGGGCATCAGCAGGGTCCTCATCTCCCCGGAAAGCTATTTCCTGCCAGGTGTCATCTGCGGCCTTAACCCAACATGCTTTGGTGTCTTTGAGCCGGATTGTTAACTCATGAACTCTTTTAATCTTCCCTTGGGCTGTTCCAGCCTGCGCCCCGGCTTCGATATTCATTGGCTGGAGAACAGAATCAAACTGGAGCCCTGCAACGAGTTCTCCCACATAAGCGGACAATGAGAAAGTTCCGGTAGCACTGACTGTCACGGCAGGAAGGACACACCCATCACCAAGAAGGTGTATAGATTCTCCTGCCAAGTGCTCTACTCCTGAGAAATCAATAGACACAACCTCGGCAGTTCCCCCACTTGTGTAAGTCCCGAAATCTGAGGAATTAACGTAGTTGCCATCAGAATCTTTTATCTTGAAGGTGTCTCCGGACTTATCTGAGACAGTGAAGACACACTCATTTACCTCTGTCATGCCTTCAACGTTGACAATCCTAACATGATCCCCATTATCGCAATAGTTACCGGGAGCCGTGACAACTGCCTGGGAAGCATTTGTAATTCCAGTAATGGCAACAGGACCTCCCCCGGACCAAGTAAGGTAAGAATCCAGGTACTGGTCTTCAGACCTTTCCATGTATAGCCGCGGGGAACCGTTTATCGTGCGTTCCACCAGCAGCCAGACCTCATCATCTCCGGAACTTGTGATGACTGCTACATCTTTAACTTTCCCATCTGTTACTTGGCGGCTCCAACCCACAACATTCTGTGATCTCTCATAGACCATGTTCAGGAGGACACCATCTTTCCGGACAGCCCAGAGAAAGGAGTACGGTTCTTGCTGATAAGCTATTCTCTGGATGCCCCCAGTAGTGATATGCTCGGACAGGATAGTGAGATCAGGAGCCACATAGCCGTCTTTCTCAAAATTGTAGACAAGTTCCCGAATCTTGGACCTTCCTCGCTGGAGAAAGAGCACAACGTCGTTAACCAATAGGGCCTGGACATTTGCAGACCCCCAGGTAGATTCTCTCTTGATATTCACATTGGAAGGTGTGATGGGTTCGTCGGCTCCGGAGGAACGCATCACCCATTCGCCTCCTCTTGTCCCAAGCAAGAGTTTGTCCATGGGGACAATCCACTGGATAGGGTTGACCCCCTTGGCAGCAATCGTGTAGATAAAGGCATCATCATCATTCGGTCCTGCACCCATGTTCTCATAGTCCCCGACCTTGGAGCCGAAAATGGTTTGGGGCTTCTCGTTAGTGGCTGCCCAGATCAGGCGTTCTTCAAAGAACTCTACAGAAGAGGGGTAGTGGTCTTCTTCCTCAAACAATTCGGACCAGATACCGGCATATCCACCAATTGTATAAGCAGTATATCCGGTGCCGTCTATTCCCTGAAGCTCGAAAGTATCCTCGGTCCGGTTGGCAACAGTGAAATTCTTGTCATTGATCTCAGTCATTCCACCAACACCAGTAATTCTGATCCGGTCCCCATTTGCAAACCCATGATTGGGGAGAGTTATTACTACAGGATTGGCTTGTGTTGCTCCTGTTATTGGACGCCGAATCTTCCAAGTCTTGCCACCCCCAGTATAAGCATGGAAATGTTCTCCATCAACACCTCTTAATTTGAAAGAGTCATCAGTTCGTCCCGTCACTATATGAAAACCATTAATCTCATACATGCCAGCGACGTCCCAAATGGCTATCTGATCCTCATTCTCAAAATTGTGTTGGGGGCAATAGACCTTGACTGGGTCTGTTTTGTCCGCTCCTGTTATGTTTTTGACAGGAGAACCCAAAAAGGTTATTGTCGTCAGTTCCCAGTCGGTGTGACCATACCTCAACAATTTCCTGGGAGCATAATCTGGGTGGGCAATATAAAGGACATCAGCAGACTGAGTTGTGTGCAGGCTTGTTAGGTCATCTTCCAGGTAAGGAGTTTCAAGAGTGTAAGGATCATCCCCATCCAGAATGATTCCTCCATCTTTGTAAAATCGGATCTGTTTCTCAGTGAACTCCAGGATATAAGCCTGGACAGTGGAAAATTCAAAACTTATGAGGACAGCAGGAGGATTGACTTCCATAACAGAGAAATCACCAATTACTCCAGCAAAATCGTCAGCCTTCAGGAAACCGACGCAGTCATCGTCACCTCCAAAGGTTGCCCTTTCAGTGAAAGTGCCGGCAGTGGAACGAGCAGTCAAAAGTGTTCCCCCGAGATAAGCCTGGACGGAACCAGCAGTTACGGAATCTATAGTGTAAGTGACAAGGTATTCTCTGCCCTCAATACAGTCACTGGATCGACAAAGAGCACTCTTGGCTCCGGCAGTAGCGGTAGCAACTCCATCAGCAATAGTCCACCCTGTTCCTTGTGTCCAGCCAGTATCGGAGACAAAGTCTCCGTTAATGACCTGTTCCCTGCCAAAGACTTCGTTTATGTATCTGGTTCCTGCTCTTCGCTGGGCAGGGCCATGGGGAAGGGGAATAAAATTCTTGAGAGTTTTGCAGCCATTGAAATATTTTTGGAGGTCCACTCTACCGTAAAGAGAGGAGGATAATTCTCCAGCATTGAACGAGCAGATGATGGGATTAGCTAAGCTCATGTCACACCAATCGGGCGTCCAACCACGTGGAAGTTTTTAATACATCCGGGGAACCCTCTTGACTATCCACAGACCGGGCCTCGCTGAGGGCTGCAATGAATTTCTTCTCCATTCTGTCCCGGACTGCAGAGGATTGTGTTATTGGATACGCCAAACAGTGAGCAAGCTTTGCTACAATAACAGCTACCAGCAGGGGATCAAACTCTGCCGGATTGACAATTCTTTTGATGAACTCCAGGTCCACGGAGGCCTGATCAGTCAGTAACCTCCTTCCTTCTACTTTGAATACGTATCTGGCATCTTCATTAATCCGCAATGCCCGGAGACAGTAAGGCGCCGCTGGAAGTGTGTACTGGTAAGCAAACCCGAAAGCAGGAGTATCAGAAAGGACTGCAAGGCTTGCTCGTGCGCGGGCACAGTTCCAGGGGTGGCACCTCAAAACCTGGTCTATCGTTGGCGAAAGAAACTCCGAACATAGTTGGGAGTTCTTATCTGCCAAGCCCAGGTCTGTTATTCGGGTGGCCCCCAGTTCAGCGAGGGCCATATTGCAGATAGAGACAAAAGAGATCATTAGCCCTTAGTTGCGATAGGATTATAATCAAACAACCTGTCCAGGACCATCAATACCATATCATCCCACTCCTCGTCGGGATCATTGATGGCCTGTAAGAGCAAATCTCTGAGAATTTCCCGATAAGCCATACACAATAGTTTGTTGATTGCATGTATTTTCATTTTTGTCCTCCAGGGTTGGGGGAGGGTTTCCCCTCCCCACAGTAGTTAAGGCGCAATAGTCAGGAACACAAAACCGGCATCGGTAGTGTCGTTCACGTATCCACACATCCCAACAATCTCGGTAAGGATTGTGTTTGCGGTCTTCCCAACTGCCCCGGCAGCACCAACATCCCTCTGTACCCTGACACCTGCAGTAGTAGCAGTCTGGATTAGCACGTTTGCTATCCCCCAGGTTTGGAGCCAGAAGTAGTTATTAGCAGGTACAGCCGTTGGGGCTACTCCTACAGCAAGACCTGTTGGAGTAGTAGCAGGAGCCTGAATTACCCCACTGTAGATATTAGCCAGCAAGGAAATTCGGGAGTTAGTGGTAATGGCCCTTTTCAAAGGTTCATAAAGGGTAATAACACAAGCAGCTCCACCATCAGCCGCAGGATGAGACTTAATGAGGTACAAGTCTCCCATTGCGTTAGCGGCATCACCATCGGTTACTGCAAGCCAGCCGTTTTTGAAGGTATCCTTGGCCTGGGCAGTCGTTTTCAGGGTTACGGTGACTGTGTATGAACCTGCAGCAGCAGCGGCAGGAGTAAGGTCATGCTGAACTGTAGTGTCAGCCCCACCTAATGCGGCGGACTGGATGAGGTTTCCAGCTACAAGGGC